GTCGATCCAGCTGCCTTTGCTTGGTCTTGAACTGTATCCATTCCAACCATTGGCGGGTTTTGTGATCGTAACATTGTATATGTCCAACGAATTTGCTCTTTTGTAAGAGGTACTTTGTGGAACGCAAAATTACAAATAGAACCATTAAGCCCTTTGTTGTCGGTTGTATCACCGATCGTGATTGGTTTCAAAAGAATATCTGGCATAATGAAGTTACTCTTAAATATTAATTTATTGTTCAAGAAAAAGTCGATATTCTTGCCGTCATAATTGATGACAAAATAGTTCCATCGCTGAAGAGGTATGTCGGCATCTAACTCTTGGTCTTGTAATGACATTTGAAAATAGTTCCATCTCTGAAGAGGTATATCGGCATCTTGAACAGGTGTCTTCTTTTCTTCCGAACCAGCTTGCGCCTTTGAGACTGCATTGTAGTTCAGTCTAGAGTTGTATATGACTTCGGTTTTGGAACCTTTGTCTGCAGTATTCAATGTGTTACAATAGAGTTTGAGCTCATTCCTTGCAACGTTGTATGTCATACGCGGAACATCTCCGAAGTTGAATATCTCTAAATCTGTTGATTTTGTAGTTACATTATTGTTCAAGAAGAACCATCCTGAAATCGAATACTGGTATCTCTTTTTCTCTTCCACTGGGCAGTCAGCAGCTTTGTCTTCTGGAGTACGGTCTACGCCTGTATTATGGTATATGAAGATTTCCTTGCTTTGAGTCGTTAGTTTTGTGTCGTATTTCTGCTTCAATGTTTGAGGTGCTGCGATAATTTGTGATGCTGATGCGCCAATATAGTTGAGTAAATAAGGTCCACCGTATAAAATTGCGATAAGGACGATTTCAATGGCTACAATAACCCAGATTGTGCGCGTTGTATCACCGACTGAACCTTGCAACCCTTGAACAAGGTCCAAGAAGAGACATGGAATATAAATAATACACGCCCATAGTAGTTTCAGTATTTTTATACCAAGAATTGATTTGGTAAGATGGAAGAGAAACATGATTACGATAACTGCGATCATCAGTGTATGTTGCTTGTAGTACGAGAGAGCGCATAATACGATGAAAAATACAGTATTCACAATGAAACGAATATTTGATAGTAGATTTGCCATCGGCGCCATGGTCGGTTTTTCATCAGGAGGCGCGCCAGGTGTTGGTGGCATCTTGTTATCTGCAATTTCCAAGAGGTAATGAAACAAAATGATCAAAATACTTACCGCAGTGAGACCAGTTACCGACATACGTTCTTTATCATCCTTGTCTGTGTCATAAATTAAGACAATCACGAGTAGCACAATGTAGATAATGTGTGTCATTCCAAAGGTGAGCTGACGCATTGGGCTATTTGAATCTTCCGGCTTTACGTCATTGAAAAGATAGTCTTCTGGATTTTTCGAGTTGGTTGCCTTGAATTTCTCTCGGAGAAACGCTACAAGACCAGCGATACCGACGATTCCAATGACAGCGTAGATTGCATATGCAGTTGGGGAACTAAGATTGTCCGCTAGGCTTGTTGTCGTGTCTTCGTAATTCGATGCATCTGCAGGGGCTTTATTACTTGAACCAAACTTGTATACTGTATACACGATTCCTAATATCATAATCACAAATGCGATCACAATAAAGATGACTTTGATCAGTTTACCGACAGCGTTCACTTTGGTCTGATCCACTGACTCTAATGTATTATCTGAGCTTGCGGGAGTTTCGGTTTTATCTTGGGCTGCTGATGCTGGTTCTACTTCCACTTCAGGCTCTTTCGCCGCCGCCTTTTCTGGTTTTGACGACCCAGCTTTCGTCTTATTTAAAGCCACATCTTCCGGTGTTAATATTTTTCCAAGCCCAAACATTCGAAGATCAGTTCCTCGGTCGGTTTCACCACTGGCTGCTTTCCATTTTGTAAAATCCCATTTCATTTTTTCACTAATAAATGAGTTTCCCCATTCTGGCTTGTTGAAGAGACCACCGATGAAGAAGGGAATGAAATAAAGTATCAGTTTGAATACTGAAAATACGAAGAATGGTACCAAGTAGACGGAAGTAAAGAACAGTCGTAATCCACGTATAACCGAGTTATCTGTTTCGAACTGTTGATGCGGTACTCCTCCTACAGCATGATAAAATGCCGGGATACAGCACACAGCAAAGACACATACCAGAGCAATCGCCCACTCCAAACCATTTGGTACAACTGGATCATCCCCTTTACGAACTTCATTTAAATATTTCCACCACCACGATAACCCAACAGTAGCAACTGCAAGACAGCCAACAATCGCAGCTGCATAATTTTTCCAGCTAGTGTCCGTATGTTCTCTATACTGCCATACCTGAATCGAATCAATGAATTTTGTAATGACATCAAGTCCACCTACGTTCTGTTCTCGCACCATAGGTAGTAACAGTATCGCACACAGTAATAATCCAACAATAAAAACAATGAAAAATGTATCAAGCAATTCTTTCACTTTCGGGAACATGTCTCCGCGGAATGACTTTGCAATCCAATCCATCGTTGCTTCTGATGTGGTTACTTTTGTGAATAAAATAGAAACGCATAGAATGACAAGAATGATCGTCAAGAATGGTATCCAACGTGAGAATTTGGCAAGATAAACTGTAACTGCACTGAAATTGGCAGAATCTTGACTACTGTCATCACTATACGTTTCCAGGATCTTTGTCCAATCATCCGCGTTCATCTTTTCAATATTGGCGGCATCTCCTTTGAGAGTACTAGTCAATACATCATTCGGTTTATAGTCGTTGTTTTCCTGGCAATTTCCTACAAACATATTCTTTACTGTCGCCGGTAATTTCATACACTCGACAATTTTCATTTTCGCAGCATAAAATAACCCGATCATAATCACAATAACTGTAGCAAGACTGAGTAATGAATTGTTTACGGTTTTTATTGCCTGATCGTTTGAAGTATTGAGCTCTGCCATTCGTTCATTCATTCGAGCCTTTATTTTATCGTCAGTAACATCATCTGGATTTCCGGATTTTTTCAACTCTTTCGTCACTTCATCTTTCACTTGTTGATAATATGCATTCCCATTATTTGCGTCACTCTCTTCCAGATTAAAATTCGAGGATTGATTCAATGTTATAAAATTCCAAATAATGACTCCAATCACACCCAATGCAGATACCCATCCAGCGCCTTTGAAGATATTGAATGTACTCATTTTACCTAATGCAATAATAAGCGCAATCCCGGCAAGAGTCATGTAAACGATACCGTGTGCTGCATACATGTTATTTTTATCATCCCCTGCTCCAATTCCGTCCTCCGATTTGATCCATCCCTGTTGCACGGATATGAAAATCATCCCAGCCGCGAGAAGAATTACAAATGGAACGAACCTTCCAATATTTGCCATTACAGGACTGCCTCCATCCGTTGGAACTGGATGAAACCATCTGTATCGATACATCAAATACATCGCAACTAACAGGGCTACGACCTGAAATATAATTCCGGTGTTCAGTACCGTATTTGCAATTGATAATGCATTTTGTTCAGCGGATGAATCATTCACTTCTTGTGATTTTTTGGTTTCAATCTGGTTGGACCGTGCAACAAAATAGATACCTGTTATTGAAAACAACAGACTTCCGATGACTTTCGATATTGTTGAACCAAATGTACTAGTAGCACCCTTATCGACTCCTTCTGTTGAGCTTCCCATAAACGCTTTCCATAAGAGCGATATTATTATGATACCACCTACACTCATAAAACCATAACCTAGATATTGTAAAACACTTGTATTTTGTGAAGCACTTCCGATATTATTTCCGATTTGATAACTGGTGATCGCAAGAGTCAATCCAATTCCCAAAACAAATACAACCCCAACAATAATAAGTGTCATGATCGTCGTTGATATTTCAGGAGGTCCTTCGGATGGTGCTGGAAAAAACTGGTCTTTTCCGCTTGCATCCCTCCATGTGATGTAAGAATAAATATCGCCAGAATACAACCATATCGCAAATAATATACTTGTTATCAACAATATAAATGTTTCAAGATGCTTCGTGAAAACTTCCCATGTAAAAAAACCAACCAAAACGATTACTGAAATAATAATCAATGGTAATAAATCTATTAATTTTGATACGGATGAAGGTGAACCATCCATTGATAATGATAACTATACCCAGTTATAATTATAATATATAATAATGCAAGTAAGAGTACGCTCTTTATCTTTCATTTGAATTATAAAAAAGACATTGCGGTTTTTTTTCCATGACAATCTCGACATAACGCCACTAAATTATCAACATGGTTCGACCCACCATGCTCTAAAGCTATTACGTGATCAACTTCAAACCACGCGGGAAGTTGGCGCTGGCAGTCTCCGCATTTCCATCCTTGTTGTGCAGCGACATATTTTTTCTTAGTTTCACTAACACTACGCTTGCTAGACCCTTTACCGGATGAAAGGACACGTTTCTCAGCAGCACTGAGGTTTCCGCCGCCCCCTACCGACGGTAGCATGGTATTTTGTGGTGCATTTACTCCCATCGCGCTCATCATTGCGCCACCTACGCCACCTAGTGCGCTTGTTGTAGCGCCAGCACCTCCTTCGTTAGGAGATGAAACCCGCCTTGTCATGTCAAAAAACGGGGTTATCATATCCGCCGTATCTTTACTAATCGGCATATATTTAATGATGTCGTTCGCATGATACAATAATTCCCTAGAGTTTTCAGGATTTCGACGTAAAAACAAGAAGAGAGATAGACCAATGAAACCAAATGTCGCCATCTTGATCCACTTTTGATTGCTTTGAAATAATTTTATTAACTGGCCATCGTAATATGTATTCGCGATAAGAATGGCAGTAATGATAAATACAATATATTCTGTTTTGATCATTAGATTATATATAGCAGGGAATATATTACCGGTTATGGTAATAATAAGCTGCATATCCTAGACCCGCCAACATTAATACATAGACCAATTTTTCACGATATTTCAACTCTTCCATGATTTGAACCGGTTTGGGTCGATAATGCAAGTAGTATTTCTCAAGTGCTTCATGTAGGGGCATTTCATCCTTCATGAGGATTACATTATATCGGTTATGGATGAAATGGACCCAACGTATAAACGATTCTCGACTGTCCAAGTATGGACGAACCGGATACTTACTTATCATTCGGTCGAATTCAGCCGACATTTCTGGATCGGGAATTAACATTGAGAAATTCTGTATAAAGTCATAGTATTTTTTGCGCACAACATCGTTTACATGGTCTGGGTAGTTTACAGCAGCAGTCATCAAAACAAACCAATAATGCGGCCCCCATATTTTCGCATCTAGTTTCAACATTGCTTACTATGAAATGACATAAAAACAATAACAGAAATACGATAAGTGTTATGGCAAATGAAAATCAAATGTCGATTGGTTCGCTCGATCCTGTGAATGAACCTCCCGCCAAAAAAACAAACAATCCTAAATCTGCGTTGTCTTATTCTGAAATCATACAGTTACGTCAGAGTAAACAAAGCGGCGGCGGCGGAGGCGGAGGCGGCGGCAGTAGCGCCAGTACTCTTGAACCTATCGGACATGAACCAAACAAGTATTTCTGTAATAACTGTAACCGAAACAACCATGTCTACAATAATTGCCGCGCACCCATCACAAGCATCGGCGTAATTGCGTTTCGTTGTGGTGAAACCGGCCCCGAATTTCTCATGATTCGTCGTCGGGATTCATTCGGGTTTGTTGACTTTGTTCGTGGTAAGTATTCATTGAATGATGAAGCTTACATACAACGCATCATTGATGAAATGACATTGACAGAGAAGTCGAATCTAACACGTCTTACGTTTGACCAATTATGGCGGTTGTTGTGGGGAGAGTATACCCGTGGTAGTCAGTATAAGAACGAGGAGCATGTTTCTTTTGAAAAGTATCGCCAGGTTCTCGGTGGAATTCGAACAAAAGATGGCCGTGTAAAAACCCTCCAGCAGTTTATCGATGACTCTACTACAAGTTGGACAGAGACGGAGTGGGGATTTCCAAAAGGTCGGCGTAATTACAACGAGAAAGACTTGCCATGTGCATTGAGAGAATGCCTTGAAGAAACGGGGTACGATATTACTGCGGAAAATGTCATCCAAAATATCGCGCCATTCGAAGAGATTTTCATGGGATCCGATATGAAATGTTACAAGCAGAAGTACTTTCTTGCAATGGTGGATTTAGATAAGAAGCCAAAGAAGGCACATGATATTATGGAAGTCGGTCTCATGAAATGGATGACGTTTGATGAATGCATTCAATCGATACGACCTTATAATTTAGAAAAGATCGGGATAGTCCGTAAAGTCAATAACATATTATCCCGCTATCGTATATTCTGAGCTATCCTTTTTATTTCGTATAGTTATATAAAGGATAACTGATTCAATAATAAAAATGGAAAATGAAGATACCGAAAATATACCAATGGAATTATCAGTTGCATCCGTTGCAAGCGCTGCGATGGCGGCCATCCCTGAGCCACCACCACAGGCGGATATTGGCGCAAAAAAACAAATGATGACAATCAAACCACGAGCCAGAAAAGGTGCCGCATCTGGAGGGGTGGTTCCTAGTTCGAGAGATTCGATTGCCCAGATGAAAAAAGACTTGGAAGATGGTCGCAAACGCATCAAACCAGAAGAACTCAATAATCCATTTAGTAAAGAGTTCAACAAGTTATTACTCAAAAAAGAACTGCTTGAACGAGAGATGACACTACATGATATCGGAATTCTCCCGGATAGCGACAATGAAGAAGGACGAATCGCCGCCGCCGCAGCCGAAGGCTTATACCCTACCCTAAATGATCCAAATTTTAATACCAAAATCGCCCTTCGAAAGGAGTTCTTTGATACCAAAATGGATGTAGATCATACTAAAAATGTTGAAGAGGAAGCTGAGATTCTGTGTAATGCCCAGATCGAACTCGCCCCGAATCAGCAGTTCGTGCGCAATTTTCTTTCTGTAGAGACTCCGTATAATAGTTTATTGTTGTATCATGGTCTAGGTACAGGAAAAACCTGTTCTGCGATCAGTGTTGCAGAAGAGATGAGAGATTACATGAAACAAATGGGAATCAACCAACAAATTATCGTGATTGCTTCGCCGAATGTGCAAGAAAACTTCCGTCTACAACTCTTCGACGAACGCGAGCTTCGAGAGATTGAGCCGGGAGTATGGAATATTCGCGCATGCACAGGTAATAAATTCATCAAAGAGATTAACCCGATGAATATGAAAGGGCTTACGCGCGATAAAATCATCAAGCAGATTCGGCGCTTGATCTCATCACATTACTTGTTTTTTGGCTACAATGAATTTGCAAATTATGCGCGAACTCATGCATCCAGTGTGGGGATTTCACAAGATGACGCAGTGATTCAAGAAGTTCGGCGGAAAACAGGTGTTGCCGCAGCGGCGTCGGTGGCAGCGCCTGGAGGCTCTGTGGCGTCAATGAAGAAAGGTCGTAAGTCTGCTGCAGATCTTGCGAGAGAAGCAGACCTGGAAACACTCGCGATCGAGACATTATCTGTTTCAAAGTTGCGTAAACTCTTTGCAAACACGCTTATTATTATTGATGAGGTCCACAATATTCGTATCACGGATGACAATCGAGACAAACGTGTTGCGAAGATTTTGTTTCAAATTGTCCAAAAAGTAAACAATGTGCGTCTTTTATTGTTGTCAGGTACGCCCATGTACAATAGCTACAAAGAGATTGTATGGTTGATAAATCTGATGAACTTGAATGACCGCCGGGCAACAATCGATATTGCCGATGTCTTCGATGATCGAGGAAATTTTCGCTTGGATGCGACTGGTCGAGAGATTGGCAAAGATCTTCTCATTCGAAAGGCAACGGGATATGTTTCATTTGTACGCGGTGAAAACCCGTATACATTTCCATACCGTATATTCCCGAGAGAACATACACCCGAGCATTCACTCTTGATGCAAACACGAGGTGGTCTCGGGTATCCACGAACACAGTTGAACGGACGTCATATTGAGCAACCTATCGAACATATTGACGTCTATATGACACCGGTTGGCGATATTCAAGAAGCAGCGTATCGGTTTGTTGTGAATGATATGAAGGCAATGTACATTTACAAAAAAACTGCGATGGTGCGTAGGAAAAAGGCGGCAGCGGCAGCAGCAGCTGCATCAGATGAAGCAAGTGGAAAAGGCAAGGGCAAAGGCAAGGGCAAAGGCAAGGGTAAAGCCGCCGTCGCAGCCGCTGCCGCCGCAGGTCCCGCTTCTCCTGGCGCAGAAGTCATTGACGAAAGAACAATCGTTGAATCAGTTGATTTTCCATCATTCGAGAATATGGATACAATCGGTTACGCAGCTGTACAGAGACCATTAGAAGCATTGAACATCGTATATCCACATCCATCACTCATTGAATACATGAATAACCCAAATGATGAATTTGATATCACCGCATGCATCGGAAAGGAAGGGTTGCGGCATATTATGTCATATGAAGAAACGGGTAACCCGCCAATGCGTTTGAACTTCGAGTATCGACCTGAATTTACACGTTCATTCCGATTACCGAATGGCGAAAACACGACAAAAGCATCATCGCGTATTTTTGCACCAGACAACATTGGACGATATTCTGCCAAAATCAAGAATATATGCGATACAGTTATGCGTAGTGAAGGAATCATCCTGGCATACAGTCAGTATATCGATGGTGGGGTAGTACCAATTGCACTTGCATTAGAAGAGCTTGGTTTTACGCGATACAGCGCAGCTGGCGGAAACTCGTCGCTATTTCGGAATAAACCAACACAAAGTATTGACGCGATTTCGATGCTTCCACAGCGTCAACACCAAGCACAATTTCCAAACCAACCGTTTCGTCCTGCGCGTTATTCAGTGATTACTGGCGATCCGTCGATTTCACCCGACAACCTCTATGAACTGAAAGCCCTTACGAGTGACGACAATACTCGCGGTGAAAATGTAAAAGTTGTTATTATTTCCGTAGCAGGAAGTGAAGGTCTCGATTTTAAAAACATTCGTCAAGTGCATATTCTGGAGCCGTGGTACAACATGAATCTCCTCGAACAAATTATCGGACGCGCTATCCGTAACTGTAGCCATAAGCGGTTGCCTTATTCACAACGGAACGTTGAACTTTATTTGTATGGAAGTCGATTAACGAACCCGGAAATTGAGGCGATTGATCTCTATTTGTATCGTCTCTCGGAATTCAAAGCAGTAAAAATTGGCGTAGTCTCTCGTGTTCTGCGAACATCTGCGGTAGACTGCCTGTTGAATATACAGCATAATACACAAACCGCCGCACAACTGAATCAAGTTGTAAGACAAAATCTCTCGTCACGTAAACAGATCGATTACCAAGTCGGCGCACGCCCGTATTCCGCATTATGCGATTATATGGAACGGTGTGAATATACGTGTCGTCCGACATTTTCAAATGGTCGCCCCATTCAAGAACAGAATGAATTGTATGGAATGGGAGATGACAGCGACAGTGAGGACGACGACAGAGAGGGCGGACAAGGACGCCGTGGAGGTGATGTTCGCTTAGATACATTCAATGAGAAGTTTATGTCGATGAATTTGGATAAAATTATTCACAAAATCCGAGACTTATACAAGGATGGATTTTTTTACAAAAAGACGGGGCCAAACGGAATCATTGCACATGTAAACGCGATTCGACAGTATCCAATTGCACAAATTAATCTTGCATTGACAACGATGGTCAGTGATCCGAATGAATATGTAAACGATAAATATGGACGTCTTGGACGTGTGATTAATGTCGGTGATTACTACCTCTTTCAACCGATCGAAATCACAGATAAACGTATCAGCATTCATGAACGAAGCACGCCTGTACCATTCAAACATTCCGCAATAGAATATCCTCTTCAACAAGAAGTAACAGAAGATTACCTCGGCGTGAAGTTAAGCGAACCGAGTGTTTCGAATAAAAAAGTCGCAGAGAGAGTGAATAAAATGCTTGGGTCTGATGCTGCATCATCTTCTTCTGGGATGGCAGCAGAAGCGTCGGAAGCGCCCGACGCGGTCGAAGCGGCAGAAGAAGTACCTCCATCGGATGTATCCGAAGTGGAAGAAGAACCGGAAGCACAACCCGCCAATGAAATCGAGGACCTAATTACAACAATTGAAAATACATTTGAAACATGTAAAACTGTATATGAAAAGCCAACCAAGGATCAGGATGAATGGTATTATTATTGTGGAAAAGTGCTAGAACAAATCTCTCAAACAGAAGAGTTTCAAATTACAAAAGAACAATTGCACGAGCTCGTGATTTCAAACCTGTTAGAGCATCTATTCTTCAATGATAGTTTACGACTACTGAACTATCTGTATCAAAAAAATAACTATTCGATGACGGTTGCTGCTGGTAGTGATAGTAGCACTGGCGCCGGTGGCGGTGTTGCGATGATACAGCCATTAACACAATTCGAGAGAATGCTTTTTGGGTATTATACGCGACAGGTAATCTCTCGACCATTGGTTGGACGCCGAGCATTGGCAGCCGCCGGGGGAGGAGGAGCTGCAGGGATACAAGATCAAGGAATACTTTTATTTCATGAGAAGAAAGAACCGTCCTTCGCGCTGGTTGTCTTACCCTATGAAACGAGAGAATGGCGTCTGGCAGAGCCAGAAGATGAACGCGATTATGAACTTCTTTTAGGCAAACTCCAGACATCTCACATTCAAAATATGAATATGGTGATCGGTTTCATCTCTTTTTTCAAGAAAGAGTACTTGATTTTCAAGGTGAAAACCATGTCGAAGAAACGAGATAAAGGTGCAAGATGCGACCAGTCGGGTAAGACCGAGACAGTTACAACGATCAATACCATTCTCTCATTAAACCCTGCAACATCTGGCGAAGACTATAAGCTTACGATTGAAAATACGAAATTTCGAACCCAGCGCGAACTTTGCGTGTTTCAAGAGTTTTTATTGCGGACCTTTCATCACAATCGGATTAATGGTCGTAAATGGTTTTTTACGCCATGCGAAGCGTTATTGTGTAATGTCGAAAAACTGTATATGGAGAAATAAAGTATAATGCTATAATAGCTATATACCAATGAGTATTGCAAGTATTTCAAAGAATGCAGTAACTGTAGCTACTGTACCTAAAATGCCGCCGACTGGAGGAGTTCAAGCCAAACCCAAATTAGGTATCTATACGACGATTTTATTGACACGAAAACTACAAGTCCCTTTTCGAATCATCGGCCAGAATGTGAAAGATACACTCGAACATATTCTCTCGAAAATCGTGGAAGGAAAGTGCATGGCGGAGGGATTTATCCGACCAGGTAGTGTGAAAATATTGACGTACTCCAACGGGTATTTATACGGAAAGTACGCAATATTTGATGTTGTTTATGAATGCCTCGCTTGTTCTCTTGTCGAAGGCGTTGTGTTTTCGTGTGTGATCAAGAATATTAGTCTCGCAGGTATTCGCGCCACACTAAATGAACCGAAGACACCAGTTGTCGTATTTGTTGCACGAGACCACCATTACGACCGCGCAGACTTTACACGTCTTCAGGAGGAAGAGGAAATTCGTGTTCGCGTGATTGGACAACGGTACGAAATCGGCGACGAATCGATATCGGTCATTGGGGAGTTGGTCTAATAAATTCATTGAATACAATATTGTAAAAATATAAACAGTATTGTATAATTGTAATATTCATATGGATCACATATTTACTTGTCTTCATTGTCAACAACCGTTCGTGGTGAAGCATAGTGAGTTTAACTGCCGTATATTACGTCACGGTGTATTCAAAGACACGCTGCAACCGATGCCACCCCACGCGACAAAAGAGGAATGCGATACCCTTGTACAATCCGGTAAAATCTATGGA